TACTTGATTTGATACACTACTTGTCATAGCCTGTTTACTATTTGACATATTTCCATACACACCACTCATGACAGTCTTTAATCCTGATAATTGGCTGACAGAACTAGCCATCATACGGCTCATGTCACCCATTAATTGATTTATTTCGCCTGGCATAGCAAATTGTTCTCGTGGCATGGCTGCTACGATTCCAGCACCAATAGCTCCAAGTGTCTTTTTATTAAGCGGAAGCACCGCTTCGTCCCCCGCTTCTCCTGCTGCTTGATAACGTCCATTATTCATCCCAAAGATAGTCGGCTTAGTGAAGATACCACCTTTTGCACGCCAATCAATATTAATTCCTGATGGATAAGTAACATCTTTACCTAAAACGTTTTTCGTACTTGTTTGTAAGCTAAAGTGTGGAAGAGGTGGCATTTCAGGCTTTGGAATTTTTAATTTTAAATCACTAAAGAATCCCTTAATCTTCCCAATAAATTCTTCTACATTACCAACCGCTTCTTTGATTGGATCGATGATGTTACGTTTAGCCGCATCGAATTTTTCTTGTGCTGCATTTTTTATAGCATCAAATTTTTCTTTCGCTGAATTATATAGATCAGTAAATTTTTGTTTGGCTTGATTATACGTTTCAGTTATTGGATTAATTATGTATTGTTTAACTAAATTCCATGCTGAAAGTGTATAAGATTTTATAGATTCCCAATTATTTAATATCCAATTAGCTAAATCAGAAAGCTTTTGCTTTGTTGTATTCCACAACTCCTGAACCGGTTGAATAACATACTGTTTTATTAAATTCCAACCTGCTAATGTATAGGATTTCGCTAATTCCCACTGCGTACCAAGCCATGCAACCAATTCACCGATTTTTACACTCACCCAGTTATATGCTTCCTGAATCGGCTGAATAATATATTGAGATATTGCCGCCCAGGCAATTTGCGCACCCGCTTGTATTAATAGCCACCCTGCTTCTAACAAGGTAGAAATTAATGAAATAATTGGATCTAAGAATGTAAGAATAGACTGCCAAGTTTCTTGCCATTTTTGGAACAATTGCATAAAAAATTGAGATGCGGTTTCTACTAGAGAAGACCACCAGCTAGATGCCGTCTCTACCATTGAAGATAGCCATGTTATCGTTGATTCTACTAGGGAGGACCACCATCCAGACACTGATTCTACAAGCAAAGATAACCAAGAGGATGCGGTTTCTACTATTCCGCTCCACAATCCTACTAAATAATCTTTAATAAAATTATAGGTATCTATCGTCCAATTTTTGATATCTTCCCAGTTTTTATAAATAGCAAAACCAAGAGCAACAATAGCTGCTATGATAATTGGAACAATGGCGACAATCCCAGCTGCTACAGCCGCACCAACCCCAAAAATACTCATTACCGTTACAACTATTGGCGCAAGCGCCATAATTGCACCTGAGATTATTCCAATAGCGGTTGCTACGGCTGCTAATGTTGCTGCCAATTCTGGATTATTAGAAATCCATTCAGCAAATTTAGAAATAACATCTGCTACAACCCCTAGCAATGGTTCGAGAGCAACTTGTAAATCTTGCATAGCTTGTTGGAATTTCACAGCTGGACTTGCATCCATTTTCTTAATAGATTCATTTAATTTTTGCTGGTTCTTATCAAAATCAACTACTTTACTTTGAGCTCCAAGTATCGCGTATGTTATGTTGTCACCTTGATCTTCCCACATTGTGCCGAAAAGTTTGACACCTAACTCGTTTCGCTTCGTTTTATCTTCTACATTGGCTAAAGCTGCTGCAATCTCCGACATAGCGGCTGAGCCTTCTTTACCACCATTCGCTACAGATTGCCCCCATTTTTGCAATTGTTCAGCTGAAATATTAGTACCTTCTAACGTTTCTTTCATAGCTTTATCGACACCTTGGCCAAATTCAGCCGCTTTAATACGCCCTTCTTTCAATCCATCTAAGAGATTATCAATCATTTATATTCAACGTGATTCGCAACGTCACGCCCGTTCTCTTATGAACTGCTATACGTCACCGCATAGATTAGACTATATCTTCAACTACTTGAGTTGCTCCCCATTTCGAGTGTCATTTGCTTACACCCTACGTCTTTCGACTAGTCGTTGCACGTTCCTTAATTAAAAGGCTTCGCTCAGTATTGTCTCATTTGAGAGTTTCACTGAATTAAAGGAGTTTTTCATTGTATGTCACCATACAAGGGAACTATAATCTAATTCCAAGTGCCGGTTTCGACCCCAGCCGCCATTATTGCTTGGACTTCTTCAGCACTGTATCCAGCTCGTATTAGCTGCCCTCCATATTCAGCGATAATATCTAATTGTTCAGATGGAAAGCCTATTCCAAGTAAAGCGTTTGTCATACCAAGAGCGCCTTCTTGTGATATACCAAATTCATTACCTATTTCATTAACTTCTTGAATTAATTCAGTAAAATCTAATCCTGAATAGGATTGCGCAATTGTTGCAGCACCTTTAACGATGGATGCATTCGCTTCATCACTTACATTCTTATTTAAGGCCCATTGCCTACGCACACCCTCCAAAGATGCTTCAGCATCAACTCCATAAGTAGTGACACTCCTAATAGCTTCTTCCACCGATTTTTTCGAGGAGTCAGGCACTTCGAAACTTATATCGATTTTTGTTTTCAGTTTAGACATATCAAGTGCTTTTTCGATTGTCCCGGCAATTCCGCCACCAGCTACCATTGCACCAAGAACGTTTTCTAAGCCAATATCTAATTCTTGAAATTCTCTTTCCGTCCTTTGGGCTTCTTGCTGTAAATCTCTTAATTCATTTCGAACTTGTTGTATTGAATTGCCAGCATCCACAGATCGTAACGCTCTTTGTAACTTTTCAATATCCGCTTCAGTTCCTAATGCTTCACGACCAATAATCCCAATCGCTTGTTCTAATTGGCGACTTGTAGCTGTTCCGCTTTTAATTGCATTCACAAGACGATTTCCTAATGCTCCTGCAAAATCATCAACGTTTTTTCCTGTAGCTCTAAACAATGTTTCTAATTGCCTTGTGGAACTCGCTACATTCTCTTGTTCAGCTTTCATGTTTCCTAGTTTATTTTTAAGACCATTAAGTGATCCTTCTGTAAATTCAATTTCACGTCTGAATGCACGATATTGTTCTTCAGAAATTTTACCGTTTTGAAATTGAGCTTGTACTTGTTGTTCCGCTGCTTTCAATTTATCTAGCTTTTGCGTTGTGTTTTCAATCTGTTGTGTAAGTAATTTTTGCTTTTGTGCTAATGCTTCCACATTACCTGGATCAAACTTTAACAGGCGTTCAACATCTTTTAATTCTTTAGCCAAGGCATCACTTTGTTTATTTACATCTTTTAAAGCATTTTGTAACGGCCCGGTATTCCCGCCGATTTCTATCGTAATCCCTTTAATTCTTCCTGCCATTTTCTCGCCTCATTTCTTAGAACGCATCGTAATCTTTTTGATTTGCTTTTCTAACTTTTTCTTTGTCTGGATTCTCCATTTCAGCGAATTCAGCAATGTAATCAAAACAATCACCAATTGTCATATCTTCTAAATCCCAACGCGTTAATTTCGCTTTATAACAAAGAGCAAGGAACAAATCAGTGGTTAATTCTTCATCACTGAATGTCCCTTGCTCTCCATTGTTTTCTTTTATTTTTTTTTTGCTCCCATAGTGACTTGAACTAGTTCAATTATTTCTGGCATGATTTCTTCAATTGGGAATTCTTCAAATTCATCCAGCCACGTCATAGGATCAGGAATACTTGAATCAGCCGTTTTAGCGAATAACCAAGTCAAATCATAAACAAGCTCAAAGTCCACTTTACTTAAATCAAGATTAGATGTATCGATAGGTTGTTGTGATCCATCTGACGAAGTTAATGTACTAATTGCTCCTAACCCCATCATATCTGCAAATAAATTACGTCTGAATTGTGCTTTATATCGTTTAACTGTTGCTGCTGTACTTTTTAATCTGACTTGTTTTCCATCTATTGAAATTGTCTTTTCCATCTACTTATGCTCCTTTCGGTAATGCAGGTACTTTTGTATACACTTTTTTGTACCAATTATCATAAATCGCTTGTTTTGATTTAGTTGTAGTTTTCGTTTTAACCATACGTTTTCCGTTAATATCAATAGGGCTTGATACAAATTTAAGTTCATTTGTATTTGGCTCCGCTGAATTTGTTTTCGTTTTAGATGCAAGTGTTGGACGACTTGCTGAACAGTTAAACATAACGTGGCGCGTTGCTCGTACATCACCATCAAATTCAAATAATAATGCAAATGATTTCCCTTTCGCGTCAGCTAATTCGTTTAACACACCGTCTTCTTCGTCTAATTCCTCTCCTAATGCATCAACAGCAAATTGTTCTGGAATTGTCGCGATGGATAGCGTTCCGTCATAACCTTGGTTATTACTTGCCGCATAGTAAAGCATGTCATCCGCGTAGAATTCAATTAAATCCCCTCGTGGATCAAACGTTAATTCAACTGCACCTGGTAATGGAATCGGTGTGCTAAATGTGACTACACCATCTTTAATATCGAAAAGTGCATAATGGACATTTTTCAAACCAAAAGCTACTTTGTTTTCATTCATTTATATCAACCTCGTTTCATAATTTTTTTGATACAACTTTTCAGATTCAATAAAAGTCTCATACGATTCATAAGGGATATCATGATCGTCTAGTACCTTCTCTAGCTTGGCTTCCGCAACTAAATCTTTTTTAGTTGTGTAAAGCTCTATATTCAAATCATTTATCTTGTGGTAAACCTTGTTATCAGCCATGAGATTTGCTGATCCATCCACAAGAAAACAAATATAAGGTGGCGCGGGAACTGAATTACCTGGCGTTGCTGTGAAATGCGAATAAGCCACAGGATAACCGGTAGCTTCAAGAATTTTTGTTAATTCACCTAATGTCATTGTTGAGCCGCCCTTTCAATACGTCTTGGCAATTCGTC